AAGATTCTGTTGCTATGTTTGAAGGAATACAAGTAATGGAATACGAAGCATTGTCAATTATGCAAAAGGATAAAAAATAATGGCAAGGCAAGAAACAAAACTAGATATATTAGTAGGCGTAGAAGGCACAGAAAAACTGCGTGGTTTAACAAGTAGCTTAAAAAGGCTTAAAGATAATTCAACTTTGGCAGGTAATTCTAGTAAAAAATTATTAGTAAATTTACAGAAACAGAAAAAAGCAGCAACACAAACTATTAGTGGCACAAGATCATTGTCTAATTCTTATAGACAATTAGCTAACTCTGTAAAAATAGGTAGCAGAGAATTTAAAGTTGCTACGGCAAGGGCAGAGCAGTTAGAAAGAAAATTAAGAAAATTAAATACAACTGCAAAAAGAGGAAAAGGTGGTTTAGGTAATATTGCAAAGATTGGTGGAACTGTAGCTGCTGCTGGTGTTTTTGGTGGGGCAGAAGGTGCTATTGGTTCTGCAATAGGTGGTGTTTTTGGTGGTGTTGCAGGTGCAGCAGTTGGTGGTGCTGTTGGAGCGCAAGTAGGTCAAGTTACAGGTGCTGTTGCTGAAATTGCAAAATATGATGCTGCTTTAGAGAAACAAAGAAAAGCTTTAAAATTAGTAATTGGAGATACAGATAAATATAATAAAGCACAAGAATTTTTAGCAAAAACATCTAAAGAACTAGCAATACCGCAAGATGTTATTGTCAGACAATTTACATCACTAACTGCTTCTGTAAAAGGTGCTGGACTGTCAGTAGATGATGCACAAGACTCATTTTTAGCGATTGCTTCTGGTATTAGAGGTACTGGTGGAACTTTAGAAGATATGAAATCAGCTATGCGAGCAACATCACAGGTGTTTTCAAAAGGTAAGGTATCGGCTGAAGAGCTTAGACAACAGCTTGGTGAACGTTTGCCTGGAGCTTTTACATTATTTGCTGAATCTATGAATAAAACTCCAGCAGAATTAGATAAAGCACTAGAGCAAGGAAAAGTTACACTTGATGATTTCTTAGGATTTAGTGAAAAGTTATTTAGTGAGTATGGAGAAAATGCAAAAATTCTTGCACAAGCCCCAGAATCAGCAGGTGATAGATTACAAACTGAGGTTAGTAATTTAAAAGATAATATTGGAGATTTACTTAAACCAATAGGTGCTAATTTTCAAACAACATTTTCAGAAATTACTAAATCAATAAACAGTTCAACAAAAGGTTTAATTGAATTTTTCGAATTAGGAGATAAATTTAAATTAAAAAATATCGAAGATGAACTAAAAAAATTAATTAATACAAGAAATACATTACTTAAAAATTTAAATACGGATAAGGCAACTTTAAAACAAAAACAAGAAACAGGTGATACTGGTCTTTTTAGTGGTTTTAATAAATTAGCTGCCGATATAAATTTAGCAGAAGCAGATCTTATAAAATTTAATGCTGAGATAGATAATTTAAAAAATAAATTAAAATCTTTGTTAAAACCTGTTGAAGATCTCAAAGATGGTGTAGATGACTTAAAAGAATCTACAAATGTAGTTTTAGAAGGTATAAAAGGTGGTGCTAAAGAATATATAGATTCAATAAAAAGTATGGCTGAAGAAATAAAAGATGTTGTAAGTAAAGCATTTAAGGGTCTAGAAGATTCATTGGTTAATTTTGTAATGACAGGTAAAGCAAATTTTAAAGAACTAGCAAGATCAATTATTGCTGATATTACAAGAATAATGATTAGACAAAAAGTATTAAAACCATTGATTGGTGCTATACCATTTTTAAATAATGCAACTGGAAATGCATTTGATAAACAAGGCGTAATGAAATATGCAAAAGGCGGTGTTGTTACTGAACCAACATTTTTCCGTTATGGAGCAGCAGGTAATTTAGGTCTTATGGGCGAGGCAGGTGCGGAGGCAATATTACCATTAAAGCGTGGTCGTTCTGGAAACCTTGGCGTTGAAACGTCAGGTTCTGGAATGGGTAATGTTGTTGTTAATGTAGATGCCTCTGGTACTACAGCAACAGGTGATGATTCTCGTGCTGAAGAATTTGGTAGGCAATTAGGAGCTACAATACAAGCAGAACTTATTAAACAAAAAAGACCAGGAGGTTTATTAGCATAATGGCTACTTTTCCCTCTATAACACCAAGTTTTTCTATAGTAAAACAGGAAGCACCAAAACAAGTTGTTGTTTCTTTGGGTGATGGATATGAACACCGCTTAACGGTGGGGTTGCAACAAAATCCAAAAGTTTATAATTTAAGATTTACAAATATAACTGATACAGAAGCTGAAACTATACAAGGATTTTTAAATAGCAGAAAAAAAGATAATACAAGTTTTAACTTTACACCACCTAAAGAAGGGTTTACAAAAACTGGAACCTTTCAAAAAGCAGATGTAGGAGGTGTTCCAATTGTAACAGTAACAATTACATCTAAACATGGTTTAGCTATTGGAGATACTATTTCATGTACTTTTACAGGTGGCAATCCAGCTAATGGCGATTATACAGTTGTAAACGATACAAGTGATGAGATTTTTACTTTAGAGGCAGCTACAGGAACTGGTGATGTTGGTTCTGATACAGCTATATCTATAACAAAATCTGGAGTTGGTAAATATGTTTGCGATTCATGGTCTACTGATATAAATTATCCTACTAGAAATACAATAACAGCTACATTTAGACAAGTATTTGAACCATAATGGCGATACCTATATCAGAATTACAATCTGTAAATCCTTCTGCCTTAATAGAATTATTTCAGTTGCAATTGATATCAGGAATACATTATGCAAGTGGTAGTCCACCAGTTACTGACGGCATATATTATTTCCATAGTGGAACTTCTTTAAAAACAAATAATGAAATTATATGGAAGACGAAAACATATCAAAGATACCCTGTTGAATGTACTGGATTTGAATACAATAATAGTGGTGCATTACCAAGACCACAAATGCAAATAAGTAATGTTTTAAATTTATTTACAGCATTGATTGCTACAGTTAATACATACAATATTGGTAATGATCTTGTAGGAGCAAAATTTATAAGAATAAGAACTCTTGCTGAATTTTTGGATGATGCAAATTTTGAGAATGATAAAAATATATTTGGAACACCCGATCCAAATCAAGAATTACCACAAGAGATATATTTTTTAAATAAAAAGCTTTTTGAAAACAGATCAGTCGTTTCTTACGAAATGGTTAGTGCCTTAGATTTAGTTAATGTTAAATTACCAAAAAGAATAGTAACAAGAAAAGATTTTCCTGGTGTTGGAGGTTTTGTATAATGACTTGGGAAAAAGAAATTATAGATTATTCTTTGAGTTGTATGCCAGAAGAAGCTTGTGGTTTACTTGCTAAAGTTAATCAAACTATAAGGTTTTACAAATGTCAAAATTATGCTGTAGATAAAATAAATAATTTTATGATAGGAGTTGATGATTGGATGAGAATAGAAGATCAAGCTCAAATTGTTGGCATAGTTCACAGTCATCCAAATAGTAAAGCTGAATTAAGTGAACCAGATAAAAAAAATTGTATAGGACTTGATTATCCTTATTATGTAGTAAGTTGTTTAGATAAAAATTTTAAAGTATTTTATCCAAAGGACTTAAAATGATGCTTACAAAAATTATTGTTTACGGTAAATTAAGAAAGTTATTAGGTAAAAAAGAATTTGAGGCTAAGTTGAAAAATTCAAAACAAGTTTTTTCTTTTCTTACAGCTAATTATCCTCAAATATCTAAACAAATATTAGAAATGCATTATTGTATAAAGTTAGATGATGACTATTTAGAAAATGATGAGGATATTGAAAAACCACTTGGAAAAAAAACTCTTAGAATCATACCTATTGCACAAGGTTCTTGGGTGTGGTTAGCTGGTCTACTTGGAGGTAGTAAGGTAGCTATTTCTGTTGCAGCTACTGTGAAAGCTGTTACATATTATTATGCAATAAATTATGCTGCTAATTTTGTTTTGAAAACATTAAACCTTATACCAGAAGAAGAAGATTTTAATACACAAGACAAAGCTGGTAAAGATAAAAGTATAAGTAGTGCATTCAATGGTATTTCTAATACAGTAAATGCTGGTGTGGCAGTACCTATTTGTTTAGGTGAGACATTTACTGGTTCTGTAGTTATATCCTCTACATTAGATACAGACCAATATTCGGGTAAGGGTAAAGAAACATGAATCAAGCTGGTTTCAATTCTGAGTTTATATTACCCGAAGGAGTAAAACCTAACAGTAATTATTTAACAACAGTACAATATGCAAAATTTATAGATTTAATATCTGAGGGAGAAGTAGAGGGTTTTAAAAGTGCAAATGATACAGGTTATAAAAAGGGAACATATAACTATAACCTTGCTGCACTTAAAGATGTATTTTTTGATAATACACCAATTATAAAAGAAAATGCAGATCTAAGTGTTTTAGACGATGATGGATTAATAGATTTACAACCTAGTGATTTTAATTTTACTGGAGTAGGTTTTGATTTTAGAGAAGGTAATACTGACCAAGATGTCACAAAAACTGGAACTTATACTCAATCAGGAACTACTGTTACCATTACAATCACAGATCATGGTTTTGATGTCGGAGACACATTAGTTATAGACTTTACTTCTGGGTCTGCTGTTGATGGAATTTTTGTTGTTAAAACTTCTAATTTGACAAATCAATTTACTGTTACAGCAAGCAATAATGCGACTATTACTGGTACTAATACTGTATCTGTTACTAGAAAAGCACAAACACATATTCCAGACACAGAACAAGTAGAAACCCCTGTAAACAATGCTGCATTTGGATCAATAATTACTCAATCGGCTCCAGTATCTATTCAAGTTCCTTATGATGCTAATAATCCTATTGACGCAGTAAGAGTGCAGATAGGTGCTGATGCTTTTTTTAAAGGTAATGGTGGGGCTGTTAAAGTATTTTATAAAATTGAAATTGTACAAAACGATGGAACAGTTACAAAGATAGAGGACAAACAATATGAATTTAAACCAAATAAACCTAAAGTAAAAAATTTTGATGAGCTTGTAATAGAAGGAAAAACAACAAAAAAATTTACAAGAGATCATGTAATACAAATTCCATCTACATATAGTTTTCCTGTACAAATAAAAATTTCACGTATTACAAAAGATACAAAACCTGCTAAACAAGACAAAATAAAATTTGAAGGTATGTTCACTATAATTAATGAAAAGCAAACATATCCTAATTTTGCACATACATTTTTAAGATTAAATTCACAACAATTTCAAAGAGTACCAAAAAGAATTTATAAGATAAGAGGAATTAAAGTAAAGATACCATCAATTGGCACAGTAGATAATGAAACTGGTGCAATATCTTATCCAGATCCATCTGTTACACCTTTCAACGGTGTATTAACAACAACAAAAGTATGGACAAGTGATCCAGCATGGATACTATATGAACTATTAACTAACACAACTTTTGGTTTAGGTGATTATATTTCTGAATCACAGTTGGATGTTTATTCATTTCAAGAGGCATCAAAATATTGTGGTACTTTAGTTGAAAACTTAGAATCTAAAAATGTAAAAGAACCACGTTTCAGTATTAATACAACGCTTAATACTAGAGAAGATGCATATAAGGTGATTAAAGATATTTGTTCTGTTTTTAGGGCTATTCCTTTTTACACAGAAGGTGCAATTAATATAAACCAAGACAGACCGCAACAATTACCTGATTATATTTTCAACAGAAGTAATGTAACAGAAGAAGGTTTTAACTATGTTGGAACAGATCTAAGAGAAAGAGCAACAAGAGTATCAGTTACATACTTTAATCCACAAACTTTAAAAAATGATGTTGAGCAGGTAACTTTACAAGATTTATTTGGTAGTTCAACAGATACAACAGCAAAAGAAAGTTTAGGTGAGATACATGAAAAGTTTACTGCTTTTGGTTGCACATCAAGAGGTCAGGCAATAAGAGCAGCAAGAATGCTTTTATTTGAAGAACAAAGAAGTACGCAAACAGTAAATTTTCAAACAACAATCGAAGCTGGAGTTAAATTAAGACCTGGATCTTTAATTGAAATACAAGACCCATTAAAAGCTGGTTTGCGAAGAGGTGGAAAAATTGTATCTGCCACAGCTTCAAGTATTACAATTGATGATGCAAATGCTACTGACATACCATCTTCTGGAACTAGAACT